GCGAACGCACGCCTCAAGGAAGCCGAGGACCAGCTGAGTCCCTAAGCTCCCCGCCACATTTCAGGCGTCGCGGCGGTCGCTGTCTCGGTTCGCTCGGGCCACGGCTCGGGCCAGACGTTCGAGCCGTTCCGGGTCGTCGTTCATGTCCGGTTTACGTTCGGGGTCCGGTTTGGTCTTGCGTCCGTCGGCGCGGCGTTTGGCGCGGTCGAGGATGCGGCCGATGCGGTCAGCGTCGGGAAACGGGCGGGTCATTCGTCGTCCAACAATCCGAGACGGCGCGCAACGTGGGTGATCGTGCTGTGTGCTCCAATGATGTCGTCAGTATCGAGGTCGAGCCCGTCGGGCACAAGTTCGTCATAGCGGACGATCTGCACGAGCTGGTCAGGCGTGAGCGGCGCGCCGTTGAGGGTGAGCGTGTCAGCGTCGAACGTGCCAGCGGCGCGCCCTTCGACGATCGCTGACCACTCGGGCGAGTTGTCGAATAGGTGGTCGGTGAACCCTTCCACGGCGTCGGCAATGACGCCCTCGCGGTCGACGTGGTCGGCGAGTTCGTCGAGGTCGTAGCGGGCGAGTTCGGCGGCGGCTCGGTTGCGGTCATCTTGCATCAACACGTTGAGGTCAAGTCGCCGGTCGAGTAGTTCCTGACCTAGTTCGGTCTCCGGGCCAATGATGCCGTCGAGGTCGTAGCCGAGACCGTTGCGGCCCGCGGCGAGCGAGTCGGCGGCGTCAATCTTGCGGGTCGCTTCGAGCCATTCCGCAACGGCTGAGTCGGTGTCGACTTTGCCGCGGGCGGTTCGCTCAACGGTCGCGCTGCGCGTCATCTCGGCGAACTCTGCCGCGACGTCGTCGGGACCGCGTCGGCCGTACGCCGTTTGGTTGTCGCGGGCGGCGCGGCTCGTGTCCATCCACTTGCGGCGTAGGCGCTTCTGCTCGGCTGGGGGCAGCGCGTCGAACCAGTCATAGGAACCGCCGACCCACTCGGGGTAAACCTCCTGCACGCCGCGTAGCGTTTGCTTCTTAATCTTCTTGGGCGGCGCCGTCATCGTCGGCGGTTTGACCGCCGACCGCGAGACGTCTTTGGCGGTGGCGCGTACCCGCTGACGGATTTCGACCATCTGCTTTTTCGCCGCGTTGAACATGTCCGGGTCAATGCCAAACTCGTCGAGCAAATCGCCGTGGTCGGCTCGGGTCCGCTTGCGCACCGCGGCCCGCGATGCCTTGGCGGCGTTGCTCTTGCGGGCGACGTCGCGGGCGGCTGTCTTGGCTGCCAGCGCCTCGGTCTGGGCGGCGTCGGCGTACACCTGATTGGCGGCGGCTTGCGCGTCGCGTAGCTCGTTGCGCGGTCGGCGTGGCCCGCGGCCGGCGCGCCGTGCTGAGTGCGTGCGCTCGGCTTCGAGCTGGGCGGCGCGTTGGCTGGGCGTGGTCGATGGGTCGTAGCTGAACGCGTCGCGGGCTTGGTCGTATCCGCCGTCGAGGTCTGTGGCGTTGCTCTGCGGGTCGAGGTCCGGGCGTGGGGCGAAGGCGCGGCGGCAGTTCGGGTGAGCGGCTGGGTGAGCGTTGGCGAAAGCTGCGGTGACGATCGTGCCGTTGGCGGCGTTCGGGTCGTCGTGAGACGTGAGCCCACAATCACCGCCGTCGATCACTTCGTATCGGGTTACCCCGTTCTCTACACCTGTGCGCACTGTGCCGTCATTGTACGCACGTGCTGTGTTTGTGCGAAAGAGCATGTCGGCGTAGGTGTCGACACTGCGAAACGATCCGTCGGCGTACTGAACCGCGACGATCGGCATAGGCAGACCCGCGGCGGTGACCGCTCGGGGCGACAGGCGCGCAAACTCTCGGGCGAGCTGTTGCGGCGTTCGCCCTTCGATGTAGCCGGTGCTGTTGAGCAGCTTCGCCGTGTCGCGTACCCATCGCTTCGCGTCCTCGCGCATGAACGTCGTGGCCCTGAGCACGTCGGCGTATGTGTCGCCGATGTGGGCGGCGACGGCTTGGCGGTGGATCTGCGAGAACGAGAACGGGAGCAGCGAATCGGCCGCTCCCTTGGCGTACACCTGCGGCATGGCGTCGGCGAGGAATCGACCCGACGACTTTTCCAGAGCGGCAATCTCGCTCTCGATCATCGGCAGGATTTCGCGAATACGTCGTTGGCGGTGGACGCTGAGCGGGTTCGCGATGATGCGACCCATTTCCGCTTCGAGCCTCCGCTGTGACCGTCGGAAGGTCTCGACTATTTCGTTGGGCGCCTCTACAACGCTTGGCGGTTGCACGGCCCGTTACGGGCGGTCGTCCCGGTCACAGCGAACCATGCGCGACGGGGCCAGGGTCGGCAGTGCCGCGGTCGCAGCGATGTGGCCCGCGTCGGCGTTCGGGTCAGCGTCGCCGAGACCTGACGCGGCGGCGGCTTGGGCCAGCGGTACAAGCTCGCGGATCGTGCCTTCGAGCGCTCGGATAGTTGCGGTCCAGTTCTCGGAGTAATCGCCGTTCGCGCTCCACTGGGCCGGGGTGGCGAGCAGGCTCGCCCGTCGGGTGCGGACAACCTCAAGCGCCGCGGCGTACGGTTCGCCGCCGTGGCGCTTGAGGATGTCTCCAAGGTCGGAGTCGGATGGCTCGCCAGCGCCGACATATGACCGGATCAGTGCCCGGTCTGCCGGGCCGATGCGAGCCATGTCCTACGCCTCGTCTGCCGCGGCAAGGACCGCGTCGGCTGCGTCGATGACGGTGCTGCGGACGCTGCCCGCCTTCTCGACATCGAGCACGAGCTTGGCGCGTGCAAGGTCGCCGTCAATCCACGCGATGGCGTCCTTGGCGCCGGTCGGGACATCGTCGGCGGTTGGGCCGTCGGCATCGTTGCCGCCGTCCTTGCCGTCGTCGCTGTCGCTGTCGCTGGTGTCGGCCTCGCTGCCCTTGCCGTCGTCGCTGCCCTTGCCGTCGGGCTCGCTGTCGCTGTCGCTGGTGTCGGCCTCGCTGCCGCTGTCAGCGGCGGCGGTGGCGTTGCCCACGACCAACGGGTTGGGCCGGTGGGCGCCAACCGCGACATCGGAAACAGAGCGGTCCTCAAAGCACCGCGGGTTGGTGATGCCGTACGCCTCTGCTTCTTCGGCGGTGAGTTCGGTCCCGGCCCGGAGGACCGTGGCGATTCCGTCTGTGTTCACGTGAACATCGGAGGTCAATTTCATGGGTGGTTCGTCCTTCTGTGGTGTGGTCTTGGCTGGCGAAATTTGCGCGACTCGGCGCGCCCTTGAGGGCGCGCCGAGTCGCGTTCTTGAGCCCTCGGTTAGAGAACCGTGGCGGCAAACGTGAGGTCGGCGTTACCGAGGATCGGCATGGCGAGCGCCGCGGCCTTGGTCGTGACCTGCACGGGATCGAACGTCTTCATCGCGACGGCGACAACGCCGGGCGCCTCGGACGCTTCGATCTGGAGTTCCCGAGCTTCGGCGGTGGTACCGAAGACGGTCGCTCCGACCTTCGGGCCGTTGGCCGGGGGAAGCATGACGACCTTGTCAGCCGGGAGTACGCGCTTCGAGCCAGTGTCGAACGTGTAGCGGCTGTCGTTGGTCTGAATCGGCGGAATCTCCAGCTCGGCGAGAGCGGCGTTGACCGCGGCCACCGTCGTGCGCGGGAGTAGCGTGCCGGACGCGGCGCGGAGTCCGTCGTTCTTGAGCAGAAGCGACTGCATCTGCATCGACATCATGATGGCGCCGGGCCGGACGCCCGTGTTGTCGACGTAGGTGCCGACCCACGACATCAGGTCACCCATGACGTCCGCGGCCGGGTCGCTCCAGAGGACCGACGCGGTCGGCGAGTGCGCCGGGTTCCGCCCGAAGTCCACGCTTGCGATCATGCCGTTTTCGTTGATGTCGAGACGGCCGGTCGCGATCGCCATACCGCGGGCGATGTCGAGACGTGCGGCGACACCTTCCATGAGGGTGTCAACGTCGCGGAACGCTGCGGCGCGGACGCCGTCGGGAAGTTCGGCGGCGGCATGGCCCTCAAACTCAGAGAGTCGGAGCTTGAGCGCCAACGGTGCGATCTCTCCGCGGTTGGTCTGCTCGCCAGCGGCGCGGTTCGCAAACGGCGCCTCTGCGTCGAACGCTCGGTAAAGCGCCGTCTGAATGGTGGACGTGCCACCAGTATCAAACGAGTAGTAGATACCGGGGATGCCGGTATTGGGGAGCCACGCGGCGAGCGGCTGGGCGGCGGTAATCCGCTCCAGTTCTGCGCGGGCGTAGCCGGTCAATTCGTGCGGGCTGATCCCGTCCCAAATGGTGCTCATGGCTGGTGTGTGTCCTTACTTTCGGATTGGCTGGTTGGCTGGTTGGTTGGTTGGCTGGGCCGGGGCTACGCGGTGACGAAACTGGTGTGCTTGAGCGCGTCCTTGCCTGCCTGATCGATCGGCACGGCCGGGTGCATACGGTCTTCGAAAATTGACGCGTGGGTGAGGTACGCGCCGTGGACGTCGTTGCCCGATCCGTCGAGCGGGATGACCGCCGACACCAGACCGACCGCGACGTCGGCGCCGTCGGTGCCAACCGGGTCATAGGGCACGTGACGGCCATCGCTGATACGCCGGGCCATCGGGACGCCCATCGGGATAAACCCAAGGGCGGTGATGTCGGCGGGCAACGTGGCGACGTCGATGGTCATGGAGAACGACGGGGAATCAAGACTGTGGCTTGAAGCCCAGGGCGTCACCTGTGACCATGTCGATTCTGAGCTTGTGGGTTCGAGCTGCACGGTGTTGGTTTCCTTCTGTGTGTATTGGCTTGCTTGGTTTGGTCGGGGTTATGCGTTCGCTGCCGCGGCGGCGACGGGGTCGCCCTTGGCGGCTTGGTGGATGGCGCGGCCTGCGGCGAGTCCGGTGCTTGTGTCGGTCTTGACCGATCCGGTGCCCTTGGCGGCGCCGGTCCCGGCCGGGGCCTTCGGCGCTGGCGCCTTGGACGGGTCGAACAGAGACGGGAAGGTTTCGGCGAGTGCGGCAATGGCGGCGGTGATCTCGTCGCCCTCGGTCGCTTCGGCGTCGACCATCGGCGCGAGCTTGTCGACGGTCTCGGGGTTGGCGCCTGCGGCGAGTAGTGCCGAGTTCACGGCGGTGGTGCGCTTGGCGGCGGCGGCTTCGGCTCGGGCGGCTTCGGCGTCGGCCCGAGCGGCGGCGAGCTGGGCGTTGGCTTTGTCGAGGTCCGAGGCTTCGGCGTCGGCTCGCTTCTTGTGGTCGGCGATGATCGTCGCTGCCTCTTCGACCGGGACGCCGAGAGCTTCGGCGATGCGGGCGGTCTCGGCTTTGGCGGCGTCGCGTCCGGCCTTCTTGAGCGCGGCGGTTGCTGCCGCTGCGTTCGTGCCGGTGTCGGGCGCGGTCGCGGCCTCAAGCGCTGCGTCGCGCTCTGCGGTCATTGCGTCGAGCTGTTCCTGTAGTTCTTCGGCGGTTGCCATTGGTGGTGCTGCTTTCGGTTTGGGGTGTCTGTTACGTGTGCGAGTGTCGACGCGAGAGGCGCGGTCCCTTGGGGCGCGGGCGTCAGAGATAGTCGGGAACGTCGGCCAATCCGGCGCCAAGTAGACACTCGGCAAGCGACGCGAAACCGGGCCGTCCAGCAACGCGGATGTCGCCGAGATAGCGGCCGTACTTGCCCTTCTTGTCCTGGTGCGTGGTCACCAGTAGCGGCCACTCCGAATCCGGGGCGATGTCGACGGCTTCGGCGCAATAGTCCGCCGTGTACGCCTTGGCCTCGCGTGCCTTCGCTTTGGTGTCGGCGGTGCCGCCGCGCATCTCGGGCGTGTTGACGCCGTACACGCGCAACGTCTCGCGGCGACTCACGTTTAGGCCGAGGTCGAGCACGACGGTGATCGTGTCGCCGTCGTAGTTCTTCACGTAGCGGGCGCGGTAGGTGTAGAGGCCGTCGAGCTGGGCCGGGGTCTGGGTTGGTTCGTCGTGGCTCATGCTTCACCTGCGGGGTCGTTGAATGTCGGGAGCGCGAGCGTTGGCGGCGTCGCTGGCTGGGCTGGTTCGGGCAGATCAACGCCGAGGTATTCGGCGGCAAGCCGTTCGCTCGCGGTCGCTTCGGCGATGAGCTTGGCGCCCTCCGGATCTTCGGACGCGATGCGTGCGAGTTCGTCGGCCGGGTCGCCGTTGTCAATGCCAGCGTCGGACAGGATGCCGAGCGCGGTCGCTCGGCTCGCCCCGCCTGCGAGCAGAAGCGACGCGGCGTTTTTCACGGCGGCGTCTACGTCGGTGGGTGTCGCCGCGCCGAATTGGATACGGGTCGCCGGGGTCGGTCCGGGGTCGAGCTGGCCCGCGGCTTGCGCCATGCGCTGAACCATCTTGAGCATGAGTCCGTACTTGTGCTGGCGCGTCAGTCGGAGCGCCGAAATCAGTTGCTCAAACGGGGCGAACGACAACTTGAGAGCGATGCCCGATGGAACCTCATTGCCGGACACGCGGCCCATGACGACCTTCGTGACGGAGCTGTTCACGGCCAGCAAATCGCGGAGCTGTTCGAGCGTGTTGGCGAGCGGTTGCATGCTTCCGCTCGTGTCGATGACGTCGACGTTTTCGGCCGGGAGCGCGGTGCCGGGCTCTACGCGGATCTCCTTCGGGAGCTTCGAGCCGGACACCGCGATCATCGGCGACGCCGACAGAGCGGACGCCTTGACGCGGTCGGTGTCGACTCCGCCGATGTCGTCGAGTAGCTGGAGCAGTAACGCGAGCGCCGAGCGTCCGAAGTGTTCCGACGACGCGGGGAAGCACGGCGTATGGATGACCGGAACGAAGTCGATTCGTAGGTCGAGGTCGCGTAGCTCGGTGCCTTCCTCGTTGGTGTTCCACTGGGCGGCGTCGTCGGTGAGGTCTTCCCACCGTCCGCCGCGGGCCTTGGCGCCAGAGATAGGCCACTGACCATCGGACAGGTAGCACGTCTGGTAGCTCAGCGAATCGTCGGCCGGTTGGTCGTCGCCTTCGGGCTGGACGTGCCACGGCATCTTGCGACCGATGCGCCATTGCCCGGCCTCGTCTTGCACGGCGCGATCAGAGTCAGACGCGGCGACAGGCGAGCCGTCGGAGTTGCGCCGGTCAACGAGCGTGTCGCGGTCGAAGAAACCGCCCTTGCGGTCCTGAGCGGGAAGGATCGGGCCGAGCCGGTAGGTGATGCGCCGGACCCACCGCGACTTCGAGCCGTCGGGCTCGTCGCGCTCAAACTCCCACGCGAGGTGAACGGTCGACGGGAACGCTCCGGGCGCGTCGTCGTCGAGCACGGGAAAGTACGCGTCGGGCTCGTGAACGGTCAGCGCCGGGCGACCGCCCGACAGGTTGAGCGCCAACACTCCATCGCCGAGCGGGACCGTCGAGCCGCGTTCCTGTTCGTACAACTTCGACCGGACTTGCTCAGCGTCAAACCACTCGTCGAGATAGTCCTGTCGGCGGCGTAGATCCGGGTACGCCTCCTGTTCGCTTTCCCACCGTTCCAACGCCTCGGTCGCTGACTCTTCCCAGCGGGCAAGCGTCGTGTCATAGATCCGCTGCTCGACTTCGGACACTTCGCCGGTCGGCGCCTCGGGCTTCGGCGCGATCGGCGGGACCGATGTGGGCGGACGTTCGGCGCCGTCAACAACCACGCCGAGGTGGTCGCCGAGGACGCCCGCAACGATGCGGTCCACGATCACGCCAGCGTCGCCGTACTCGCGGTGGGTGCGCTTCGCCTTCTCGGATCGCAGGAACGACCGGGCGACGTTCGACACGTACGCCGACAGCACCCGATAGGCCAGTAACCGGCGCTTCGATTCCTTCGGGACCCAGCGCGGGAAACCTGCGGGCTCGGTGCCCGCTTTTAGTCCTGGCTTGTGTGCCAGCGGCGAGTAGAGGTCAACGAGTAGGTCAGGGTCCGGCGCGGCGGTGGTGATGAATGAGGAGCCGGGCGGGAGTCGCGGTGTGCTGTCTGCCATGACTCGTGAGGGTCGCGGCTGGCGGTCCGGTGCGGTGGGGCGCGGTCAGCGCCAGTCGCCGCGGGCGTCGGTCACCGTGACTTGAGCGGGTGAGAAATCGTCGATCATTTCTGAGCCCCATTCGAGCGCTTGCGTGGTCGTGTCGATCGCGTCGTCGCTCGATCCGTTCGGGAGGTCCGCGGCCTCTGACTCGATGATGATGGGCCACGCCTTGGCGGCGTCGTCTTCGCGTTCCTCGTCGAGCGGCCAGCGGGCGAGCGCAACGCGGCCGTCCTTGATGAGCGGCGACACGCGCATTGACCGGGCGACCTTGTTGCCGTCGGGTTCGATGGCAACGATGCCGGTCATGGGCTCCCACCGTTCGCCCGTGTTCGCGTCGATACCTCCGCTCGTCAGGTCCGAAATGATCGCCGGGCCGTTCGCCTTGTTCTCGATGAGGTGGTGGGTGGCCTCGGGCCACTTGTCGGCAAACGCTCGGATCGCGTGCCGCTGGTCGACGTACTCCAATTTCTCGCGGACCATGTCAAGACACGCGTACGTGAACGTGAGATCGCGGTCGGCTTGGAGCGGGGCGCGGTCGATCCAATTCCACCATGCGCGTTTGATGATGTTGCCAGCGAGCTTTGTCGGCTTGCCTTGGTAGAGCGCGTCCCACATGTACGGGTTCACTTGTGAGCGGCGTTCGAGCATCGTGCCGAGGCTGAACAGTTTGCGCTCGACGGGTTCGCCGGGCTTGCGGCCGAGCGGGTCCGGGTCGACAACATCGGGGTCGGCGAGCGCCGGGATATGGATGACGTGCCAGCGGCTCGCGTCCTTCTCCAGTAGTCGCCCGATTAGATCGTCTTCGTGCCAGCGGGTCGCGGTGATGAGGTGGAACCGGGCGCCACGCTGGAGTACGTCGGCTTGCCACCATTCCCAAACGTGGTTTCGTTTCGCCTCGCTGTTCGCGTCGACCCAGTTCTTAAACGGGTCGTCGATCAGGAGGCCGTCGGCGGGAAAACCGGCCATCGGCCCGCCGACACCGACAGCCAGTAGCCCACCGCCTTCGGGCGTGTCCCATCGGTGCATCGCGTGACTGTCGGCGGCGAGCGTCGTGCGAAGGATGTCGCCGCGGGTCTTGAGGTTGTTGCGGATGACTCGGGCGTGTCGGGCGGCGAGTTCGAGCGCGTACGACGCGAGGATGAGCCGTAGTCGCGGGTTCTTGTCAAAGGCCCACGTCGGCCCGATTTGCGACATCATTGTTGATTTGCCGACCTGCGGCTGAGTCGTGACGATGACGTTCGGAGTGTGGCCAAGTACGGCGCCGCGGAACGCCTCCGACATGACTTCAATGTGCTTGAACCGGTGGAAGCCTTGCGGGCGCGTGTCGCCGGGTCGCATCGGCCGCGGCGGGTCGAGCGCGGCGCCCATGCTCGCCGGGTCGAGCCGGTGCCGGTACTGGGCGAGTAGTTCGCGGTCGGTAACCGTGCTCACGAGTCGCCGGGGCCGAGGCCGCGTAGCTCGGCTGCCATCTCGTCGAGGCGCTTCAAGGTGACAGGGTCGGCCATGAGAGCGTCAAGCCGGGCGTCGTCGTCCTCGTCGCGCTCGACGTGCGTCACGTTGACGTCTGAGCGGTCGCCGTACTCGTCGCGGCGGCGCGCCTTGAGTAACGCAATCGCGGCGGTGTCTGAGTACGTGATCTTCCTAGATACAACGTTGCCGTCCTCGTCGTATCGGACGTCGGTCACGACGCCGTCAACGGCGCGGGTGAACAGGGCGGCAACGATGCGGTCGGTCTGGTGCTCGATGACTTCGACCATCGCCAACGCAAACTCGGGGTCGGTCTCTTTCCAGATCCAAACCATGCGCCGAGCGATGCCAGCGTTGTGAGCGGCCGGGCCGATCGTGCCGCCTGACGCTTCGAGCGCTTCGAGGAACGCTGATTTGGCGTCTGCTGTCGCGGCGCGCTTCTCGGGCGAGTGATTCGAGCACGCGGCAGGGTCGCCGTATTTCTTGACGGCGCGACCTCCACACGGTTCACCGTCCTGCTTTGTGAAAGAGCACTTGGCAGCGGGAGCGCGGGCGGTCTTCTTGCGCTGCACTATCGGCCCCGTAGGCGGCGCGCCATGATCGCGCTGAGCGCCCGCATCTCGTCGGGGCTCGCTTCGTCGGTCGAGCATCGTCGCATGAACGACTCGGCGCGCTTTAGCGCTGCGTCATACTGCGGCGTGGTCCACGGTTTGGTGTCGGCAGGTTCCAAAGATTGCCAGTAGCCGAGCACGTCCACGGCGCGGACGGTGACGTATCCGCTCACTTGGCGCGGGTCGCTTTCTTCCATCGGAACACGTCGAGGCTGACGGCGCCGAGCGTGAGCCCTTCCTTCTCGGCACGGTCAAGGATCGCGTCGCCGACGTCGGGCGGTAGCTCCCAAATTTCTTTGTGGTACTCCCACGGCAGAGAGGCGCGCCGGCGCTCCGGTGGCACGCCGAGCGCCACGAGCTGAATCGTCGAAAGTACGGACGCTTCAAACCTCGGGTCGTCGTTGATGATCTCCGCGACCTTGGCTTGTGGAATCGAGTTGAGCCAGTCGCCGACCCACCAATTC